CTCGGTTTTGTTGATCTTCTGGTAATGATTTTCGAAAATGCTCAAATGATAAAATAACATCACCTGGAAGTTTTCTTCTAATGTTTCTGTTATTCCACATTACTAAGAAATCAACTCCATTATCTGTTTTTAATTGTTTAAACATTTTCTGATACGCATCATCATCTTCAGGTAATGGTTTATAATATGTATCATCTAAACCATGTGGAACATATGCAGTATATATAGTATCCCATGAATCATTTCTATCAGTTGTTTCTTTTTGATCTAAATCAACAACATTGAATCCATTTTGGGTCAATACTTCTCTGTGAATATTATCAGATTGTTTTGAGATACCCATAATTAAATCAGAACTACCATAAAATGGAGCATTCCACATCGGATATGGTAAATCATCCCAAATTGAATAATAGATAATTGGAAGTTGATAGCGTGTTTTTAATTCATGCTCTAATGAATACAACCATGTCCAATATCTTGGATCTGTGAAATGGAATATTGCATCTGGTTTCTCATATTCAATTACTTGAAATAAAATATTTCTATCTCCGTAACCATCCCATGGAATAATTTTTACTGAAGCATCTTCTACTCCAGTTTCTTTTGCAAATTCTTGTGATGCGTCGACTAATTTTCCTTGTTCTGGATGTTTGATTGCAGCTCCAATCTGAACCCAGTCATATTTATAGACTGTCTTTAAAACTATTTCTTTACTAATAGTTCCAATACCAGACGGTAACCTTAAATCATCTGCTAAAAGCAGAATCTTCTTTTTTGCCATTCGTAACCTTTTCTTTATTTTAATATAAATATTTTATTTCAAAATAACAACCGATTTATTTTTCTTTTTTGCTCGTTTAATTGCTGTATCTAGTTGCGGGTCTAATTTCCCAGCAGAAAGCACAATCATTTTATCGCATGAATCTGCAATTAATGTCATTCTGTGTAAAAGCTGTGAAAAATGATATTTTTTACCATAATATGAATCTGGCATCGCAGAATACATATTTTTACCTGTATATGATGCATTATATTCTACATATGCAAGTCCAAACTCTAATGTATACTTTTTAACCATATATGGTGCACCTTCAGAACCACCTTGTCCTATCACAGTAATTGGTAAATCTAGTTGTTTTAATCTACTTAATACATCTTGAATTTTTCTTCTACTCTGCCATTCACGGCTTCCAATTACTGCTACTTTCATTTTTTATTGTGTTTGTCATATTGGTATCGTATATGTCTCGGAACAAATCCAAACCCAATTCGAAATCCTCGTTCTAACATCTCTCTGTTTTGTTTGTTATTAGGACCTTCAATATCAGTAAGCAATGTATATAAACAACGTTCATATCCTCTGTCAGGCTTATGACGTTTCATTAAATATTCATATACATATGCGTGTTTGTGTCGATACATTATACTATAATATAATGAAAATTACTCACGAATCCTATCTTCTTTAGGACAGTTTTCATAATCTTCTTTGAAAGGACAATATTTGCAATTCTTTGCCCCTTTGCCGGCAACAGCCATGTATTTTCGATCTTCAACTTTTTTACCATCGGGTTGGAAACATTCTTCAACAAACTGATCAATTTGTTTTTGTACTTTGTTTCGTGAAGGTTTTCCAGATGCCGGCCTTACCTGTTGAATACGCTTTTGAGGAAACATTGACTCTTCAAGAAGCTTTCTTTTAACTATAAAGAATTCAATGTCAATATTGTCTACTGGTACGCCGTATTGCTTTGCAAAGTATGTCTTGTATGCTATGAGTTGAGCAGCCTTTAATTTGTCTGCCTTTTGCCATTTATTCCAGCCCATTCGACTGGTTTTAATGTCAATGATTGATATGGTATTAGTTGCAGTGTTTCTAATTACTAAATCTATGAATCCGTACCAAAATACATTTGCATTTTTTTCTGATGCTGGCACACATAAATCTAATTCGACACCAACCAGCTCTGTATTCTTCGTGCTAAAGTATTGTCTTCGACGCTTCTGAAACCATTCTAGAATAGCAACGCCATCTTCTAAATACTCACCCAATTCATGTTTATTGGAAAAATGCTCTCCTGTCTGTTCAACAGCTTTCGCATATTCTGCTTTGAGCTTTTCTGTAAGTGTATTTCGGAAATTCATCCAATCTGCTTGCTTCACACCTTTTGTAAGCAATACCGTAAGGTATTCTTGCATTGTTTCGTGAAATGCAGTACCAAATGTTGTTTCAATGCTATGAGTGAATGGTGCTAACTTTTTGATGTATGCAAGTTCCCATTGTTTAGGACATTTCTCATACATTGACCATTGTGAATATGAAATGCGTGTTGGTACCGTAAATGGATCACGTCTTGCTAATTTGAATAATGGTGATATGTATTGAACTTCTGGCATATTATCTTGATTTTATTTCTTCTCTGATCATTTCCATATCTCTCCATGTATATGTAAATTCTGCAGGCATACCAAAAAAGAATGACTCTGGCCATTCTTGGTCTTTAATAAGAAACTCTCTAATTAGTTCTCCACCATTGGCGTCATCTTCAAACGTCATTGCGTCAGCTGCAGCTTCATACAATTCATCTAAGTTTATCGTATTATGCTTGCACCATGTAATGAAGTCAGATACGGTATCTTCTCGCAAGAATGAGTCATACACTTCATGATCATCAAAGTCTTGATTGAACTCAAAGAGTGTCCATGCGTTACGATATTCATCTTCAGCATAACCTGTTATTGAACATTTTTCTTGCAAAGCAATCTTTTCAAATAAATTGTTTGGAATATACCATGCAGATGTTACACTGAAATGTACTTTGTTGTCATATGACTCTGGCAAATCATTAAGATAAAACCATTTTGCACCGCCATGATCAAGTGCTTGGTCTCTCATTGGAAAGTCGTCAAACCCTAAATATTTGTAGAGTTCCATATCAATTTGTTCGCACTCACCAAATTTATTTGCGAAGGCCTCTGCTTGATCTGCAGTCTCAAACTCTGCTGTAACTATCGAATAAATGTCGTTTGCCATTTTATTTTATTATAAGAAATTATTTTGAAATATCCAAGTAATGTGGGCCTTGTTCTTTCAAATAAATGTCAATAAGATCTTTTGTCTTTTGTAAATCTGCAGAAAATTGATTCTTGTGACGGCATCTAACAATGCGTTTAATGATGTCTAACTCATAGGCATTCAAAGACCATTCATCAGCAAATTTATACAAGCTGTCCTTTCCTTTATAGTGAGACTGTGTGTTTACGCTCATTTCAATCCTTTAGTTAGTTTTTTAATTTCATTTGGTTGATAACCGTAACGTTGTAGCAGGAAAGAGCAACTATCCTTTGACATAAGATCAACATAATCCGTAGCCTCAGCAAGGCTAACCTGATAATGTTCGGCTACTTGTGAAACTAACTCTTTTTCATACTTATCTTCCTTCTTGCCTTTTATGTATTTAGCGAAGGTCTTGTTTGATGGGAGAAGACCATGATACAAGCGATAAGTATCTTTGGGAGAAAGTAAACCTATTGTGTAACGCTGTAACTCATTGATAACTTCAGTTAGTTCCATACGCATTGATAAGAATCGATTAACGATAAATGGTGAGAACTGTTTTTGATCATGATCTGACCATTCTGACCATTCTTTCTTTTGATGCGTAATTCCATTGATAAAGTCAAAGATAGTTGCTGCTTTCTTTTCTGCCATGTTTAATATTTTTTACCGTGCTTATACGGTCTTGTTCTATTATACTCTAATTTCAATTCAATATGTCGTTCTAAATCAATACCAAAACCTTCACACATATCAAAAATACGAATTACTGTATCAGCAATTTCATCTTCAAATGTGTCTTTAATACATTGTTCAAAATCTGCTTGATAATCTGCTGCTTCAGTTCTGTCAATTGCTTTTGCATCAAACAGTTCAACTAAGGCTTTTCTAGAACCTCGATGTGCTTCTAATGCTTCGCCTAACTCTGATACGATTAGCATCAAAACTTCGCCTACATTTTTTCTATCTTCCCAAAAGCCTTTTTCTACATTGACTTTATGGATTTCTTGTTGTATTTCTTTTATGTTCATATTTTTATTTTATAAAACCCAACACTTACTGATTAATTATTTTTTGTTATTTAATTTATTTTCGAATTTATCAAATCTTGAGTCTAATACACTATATAACTCATCAACACGTTGATGTAATGTATTATTCGTATTTTCAAATTCTCGATAAACATCATCGAATTGTTTTTCTTGGTCGTTTAACTTTTGTTCGCTATTAGCGATTCGTTTATTCATCCTAAACATAGACACAACCATTGCAATTGCAATAACTGAACCTACACCTAACAAAAATGCGATTATTTCCATAATATTTCTCCTTATTTAAGCGTAAGTGTTGGGTTTATTTATTATAATTCATTCATTAATTTAACAAACATTGCCATTGTGTTGATTTCTTTATCAACTGCATGAGCATCTTGATACTGAGCTTCTGCCAATATTAAAATAACACCAGCAACATGACCTGTACCATAATCATCTATTGTGTCATATAAGAATGTGAATAGAGGCTGAAAGTCTTTTACTTTGCTGTCAGCTATAATTTGACGTATTTGAGTAAATGCTTTCTTCTTATCTTTCAAATTCTTTAACACTTCAAGTATTTCAGTCATGTAATTAGCTTGAACTGTGCTTTGCTTGTCAATACGCAATTCGCCGTTGACTACTTGAGCTTGAGCTGCATTGATTGCTCTTCTAACATCTGGGTATGATGCATTGATAATTGTTGCTACATCTTTAACATCATATTTTACACCCTTATCGTCAAGAACCGTTACCAATCTCTGTGCTACATCACGCTTATTTGGAGGTGTGATTCCAAATACTTGACATCTTGATTGAATTGGGTCAATAATCTTTTCAACATAGTTACATGTAAGAATAAATCTTGTTGTCTTGCTATATGTTTCCATTAGATTACGCAATGCTGCTTGACCATTCGGTGTTAAGAAATCAGCCTCATCAAGAATCACAATCTTCCAACGCTTGAATCCTACTGTTGATGCATATCTTTTGATTTTATCTCTAACCGTATCAACAGAGTTTTCATCCGATGCATTGATGTACATAATATCTGCATCAACACCGTTTGCAATAATCTTTGCAAGTGTCGTTTTACCCGTACCAGCTGGTCCATAAAAGAGAAGATGTGGCACATCTCCATTTTCGATGAAGATGCGCACTTTCTCTATGATATGTTCATTACCAATGTATCCATCTAATGTTGAAGGTCTGAATGACTCTACCCAAAGTGTATTTTCTACTTGTCCTATCATATCCAATTAGTTTTGTAATTGTACAAGGAAATAAGTAGAATCAAAATCCTGACCGTGAAATTCAACTTTAGCTAATCCTTGTGATGAAACATGAAGCGTACCCATATCACCTCTATTTGCAGTCAAAATTTCTTTCAATTTGTCTGCTGAGAACATGATTGGTTCCATTGGATTCACTCCACCATCAATCTCAAATGAAATATTATCTGCATTGATGGTTGTATAATTGATAATGAAACGAATTTTA